AGAAATTAAATCATATACCCAACATGTGGCAGAATGTCCTACGTGGGAAGTTGTGCAGCAGATGCATGAGCCTAAAGTAGATAGTGGTGAGATATTAGATTGGGGTGCTACGTGCCTAGAGCCTAAGCTACCATTAAAAACACCACCATCTGAGGATGCAGTTCCTGATACTCCACCTGTACCTCTAGCTAAACCTCAGAACAAAGGAATAAGCACGTAACATGGCTATACCTGAAAGAGTAAAGACTAAGATGAAGGAAGAGGGCTTGACTAAGGTCAATGTCCCTAAACGTACTCCTAGTCATAAAACTAAGTCACACTGCGTAATGGCTAAAGAAGGTGACACATATAAATTCATTCGCTTTGGACAGCAAGGCGTTAGTGGTGCTGGTAAGAATCCTAAGTCAGCGAAGGATAAGGCACGTAAGAAATCCTACTATGCACGTCACGATGCGCAGGGGAAACCGACCAGCAAGCTGTCAGCGAAGTATTGGTCACATAAAGTTAAATGGTAAAGGGGAAATAGATTATGGAACTACCATCAAAAGTAATGGAAGCACTACAAGGCGAAAAGAAAACCTTTAAGCAGGTTCAAAGTGAGACAATGAAGACTGCCCGTGAAAATGATCTTTCAGAAAGTCAAGCTGAGACCTTGCTTAGACGTAATTTACGTAAAGAAGGTATTGCTTTGCCTAAAAGTATGGCTAAGAAACAAAAATACTCTAAAGGTGGAGATGCTAAGAAAGTACCCGTAATCGCTATTTCCGTAGGCATGGGTAAAATGAAGAAGCCTGAAAAGAAAACGGCTATGATGCGTGGCGGTATGGCTAATGGTAAAGAGCATATGTATGCAGCAGGTGGTGTAGTCAATGATGGACTAAAAGCCCTAGCTAAGACACGCCCTGACGTAGTAGCAAAGATACTAAAGTAATATTATGGTTCTACGTAAACCCCCTGCTAAACCTAAGAAGCCTCGTAACTACCGTAAGGAGTACGATAACTACCACGCTAGACCTGAACAGATAAAGCGTAGAGACAGCCGCAATGCTGCACGTAATTCTCTCAAGAAGGCTGGGGTGAAGGTAGCAGGCAAAGACGTAGCACACAAGAATGGTAATCCACGTGATAACCGACCTAAGAACTTAGCGTTAAAGACACCTGCACAAAATAGATCATATGCACGTACACGGAACGCACGTAAACGCAATCCCTATGCATAAGATAGAAGCTGACATACGTAAGTGGTCACATGAGTTCCTAGAAGTCCCCAACAAAAAACTAAATGGCTTACCACCCTGCCCCTATGCTAAACAGGCATGGCTAGATGATAAGGTCATGTTTAGTGTAAACACAGGGGTGGATGGACTAGCTAAAGAAGTGGCAGACTTTGAGTCCCACTATTATGATATAGTTGTGTGGGCTAATGAAGTATTACCAGACATGCATTACCTAGATGGGTGGTGTGATGGTATAAACGAAGCCATGTCAATTGCAGGTAAAGATATGCACTTGATGGTGTTTCACCCAGACTATGACGCTGAAAAGGCAGGTCTGGACTTCCTAGTAGAAGATGGTGTAGTAGATGAGAGCCTTAGCTACTGCATGGTATTTGTACAGAGGTTATCAACCCTAGATGATGCAGCATTAAGTCTGGAGAAGTCTGGGTACTACAAGCACTTCCCGGTGGATGTATTCCACTCATTAGTTATAGATAGACGGAGATTGAGAAATGTCGGATAAATACTCTGGCTCTAAAGCAGACTTACTTAAAAAGTACGGGCCAAAAATTTTAAAATTATACGGAAGAGAAGAATTAGATTCTGTTAAACTTGAATCTAGTGGACCCGGTGGGGTAGGTAGATTGCGTACTATTTTAGAAGGCATGGATGCCGCTACTATGGCTCGTGGTGGTGTAGCCAAGAAGAAAATGATGCGAGGCGGCATGGCAGCTAAGACAGCACCAAAGCGTATGCGTGGCGGTGGTATGGCTAAGATGGCTTCTAAAAAGAAAATGATGCGTGGTGGGATGGCGAAAAAGAAATGAGGAAGAGACTCGTTTATTATGTTGCAATAGCATTGCTTAATATCGGTAAACCTTTTACCTGTGTAGGTAATTGGTTTTGGAAGTTACATCGTAAATTATTAGATTGGATTAAGTAGGAGTTAAGGAGATGGTACGTGTCCCTAAAAAACCCCCGGCTAAAAAGAAAACCCCACAAACTAGAGCGAAAGCGAAACCGGCTGGAAAGGTTAGCCTTTCGCAAGGGGGTGCGCCAAAGAGCAAGTCGAGAGTTAATGAGGCTGGCAACTATACTAAGCCCACAATGAGGAAGCAACAGTTCAATCGTATCAAAGCAGGTGGCAAGGGTGGTAATCCGGGTCAGTGGTCTGCTCGTAAGGCACAGATGCTGGCTAAGGCATACAAGTCTGCGGGTGGGGGCTACAAGAGCTAATGCCACCACGTAATCATAAGGATTGGACTAAGACACCTAAAGTAGAATACATCAACTCTTTAATCTACTCTGATGAAAGTTTGTTTGAGCAAGAACAGCAGAACATCTTTTCTAAGGTGTGGGTTCCTATGTGTCACATGTCTGAAATGCGTGATGTGTTTAATTACAGAACTACACAGATTGCAGGTCAGAATGTGATTGCATGGAATAGGGGTGATAATATTTACGCTTACTTAAACCCTACAGTACATTCTCCGTCTGGTAAGAAGTACAATGATGAGGGGCTAGGCAAAGAGCTATACTGTGAAGTAAAGCATGGCGGCATGGTGTGGGTTACTCTAGACCCTAATCCAACACAGAGTGTAGATGAGTGGACAGGTGGAGCATTCGACTGTATTGCTGATGCCATTGATGCGGAAGAGATGGAAGTATTTCACTACCACAAGGCTGTAATAAATACTAACTACAAACTGTGGCACGATACTAACTCAGAGTTCTACCACGACTTCATGCATTACTTCAATCGTGTGTCAGGTTTTAATGATGAGTATTTTGCTAGAAAGAATATTCCTTTTGATAATGGTCATGTTAATGTTAGTAGCTTTACTGTTAACTATGAAGAGTATGACGGATTTGAAGATAGGGGGGAGTTATCTTTTCCCAATCTGCCGCCCAACCAGTGGTACATGGTTGACCTATTCCCCGGCTACAACTTTAACTTACGTGGCAGTGCCTATCGTAGCGATAGCGTAACACCACTAGGGCCAAACAAAGTAATGATTGAGTTTCGTGGGTATGGCTTGAAGAAAGATACACCTGAAGAACGACAGACACGTATCAAGCATCACAACTCTATATGGGGGCCATTCGGTAGAAATCTACACGAAGACCTAATCGGCGTAACAGGTCAGGGTACAACTATGCGTACAGGTACAGAACCACGTAATATTTTGCATGGAAGACATGAAAATGGAACTATACATGACGAAGTAGGCATGCGTCACTATTACGCTGAGTGGAGCAAGTGGATGGGAGTAGAAGCAAGTAATCCTGCCCTAGCAGCCTAACATGATTGTCTTTGTGCTGTATGTGTACTTAGGCGCAAATATAATAGATAGAACGCAGAAGTTTGAAGACATAGATAGGTGCCTTTACTTTGCTGAGAGATTGTCCCGACAACAATCTGTTCCAGTAGGAGATGGCAAAAGACTGACTATAACAGCAGTATGCAGACCAGAACCTAAATAGGAACCAACAAACCATGATAGCTGAGACTTTAGCAGGCATTGCACTCGTAAAGAGTGCCGTAGACGGTATCAAGGGTGCTATAGGTACAGCCAAAGATATCAGTGAAATCGCTGGACATATAGATAATCTCTTTGAAGGCGAGAAACAAGTACAACAAAAACGTGCTAAGAAATCTGGTACTGGCTTAACAGATCAGTTTGGTATTCAGAGTGTAGCACAGGAAATGATTGACGCTAAAGTAGCACAAGAAAAGATGCAAGAAATTGCTATGATGGTGAATTTACGTTTCGGGCCTGATACATGGAAGAGTATCGTAGATGAAAGAGCTAGGAGAATACAAGAAGCCAAAGAAAGGGCAGCAAAAGCTAGAAGAGAAGCCCAGCTTGCACACGAAGAGATGATGGATAATATAAAGATGACAGGGTTAGTTAGTGCTGTAATTACTATAGCATTAGGTTTAATATTTTTAGCTTTTGTAATTTTACCTAAATAATACTTGACAAAGCAAAATAGAAGTGGTATAACTTATCTATGTCTACACGCAAACCATCACAACAAAGTTTATCTAACTGGACTAGGCAGGACTGGAGAACTAAGAGTGGCAAACCCTCCAAAGAAACAGGGGAGCGTTATCTTCCGGCATCAGCTATCAAAGCCCTTACGCCAGCGGAATATTCAAAGACGAGTGCTGCTAAAAGAGCAGGAACTCGTGCTGGTAAGCAATTCGTCAAGCAGCCTAAAAGTATATCAAAGAAAACCGCCAAGTACAGACGGGGAGCCTAATGCTTAACTTACTCATAGGACCAATCGCAGAGATTGCTGGCACATGGATGTCAGGTAAGGTTGAGCAGACAAAAGCTAATGCACAAACAAAGGTAGCAAAGGCTCAAGCTGAAGCTGTAGTAATGCAGAAGAAAGCTACTGGCGAAATCGACTGGGACTTGGAGATGGCTAAAGGATCAGCTAACTCGTGGAAAGACGAGTGGCTGACTATTCTATTTAGTATACCGCTTATTCTAGCATTTGTGCCGGGTATGGAAGATGTAGTTGCAAATGGATTCGCAAGACTCAACGAAATGCCTGAGTGGTATCAGTACAGTCTTGGTGTTATTGTTGCTGCCAGCTTTGGTGTACGCAGTGCTACTAAATTCTTTGGTAAAAGGTAGCCCCAGTCCTGACGTGGAAGTAATGAGAGCTAAAGGAAAACTATGGCAGCGGAAAAAATACTTGAATGGAAAATACTACCCAGATTTATGATGCTCGTAATGACGCTTATGAGTTGGCGTGTAGTCGAATGGTTCATGTCCTTACCCGATCCCAGTGCAGCACAGGCTGGTTTAGTATCTGTTGTAACAGGAGCAATGACAGGAGCATTCGCCGTGTGGATGAACCACGAAGGCAAACATCCGGGTCAGTCTAACCACAGAATTTCTGAGTCACGAAAGTGAAAAGCCCCTGTAAGGGAATATGCGTACTAGATAAAGAACGTATTAGGTGTATTGGTTGTGGTAGAACCATAGAACAAATTACCAATTGGGGCAAATGTAAAATGAAATATCGTAGAGAAGACTTTATTGAGAAACTCATTGCACATGAGGGTCTAGTACTTAATGTGTATAAAGATACACTAGGCATTGATACAATTGGTATCGGACGTAATCTAGAAGACCGTGGCATTAGCCAACAGGAATTAGACGATTTAGATATTCCTACTATTGACCATGTATATGAGTATGGTATTACAGAAGCTGATGCAGTCTATCTAGCAACAAATGACGTACAGATTGTCGAGGATGAACTGGTTCGTGCGCACCCTTGCGTAGACAGATTAGACAGTGTACGTCAACTTATCTTGATGGATATGGCGTTCAACATGGGTGTACCACGTCTGTGCAAGTTTGTTAAGATGTGGAATGCTGTACATGAAGAAGATTATCCTACCGCCGCAAAAGAAATGTTGGACAGCAGGTGGGCAAAACAAGTAAAATCAAGAAGTACAAAATTAGCAAACGCTATGCATAACGGTGAATTTTAATATGACACGACAACTTACAGATAAACAACAGACACTACTCAACGTACTCTTTGAAGAAGCTGGCGGTGATTTGGTGCAGGCAAAGAAACTGGCAGGATATGCTGACACTTCTAGTACTTCAGAAATTGTTAAAGGTCTTAAAGAAGAGATACTTGAGGCTACTCAAATGTACATGGCACGTAATGCGCCGAAGGCTGCGATGGCGATGGTAGGTGGGTTGCATGACCCGACTGAACTAGGTATACGTGATAAGATGGCTGCAGCTAAAGAACTACTTGACCGCACAGGTTTGGTTAAGACTGAGAAGATGCACGTAGAAGCATCAGGCGGTGTCATGCTTATGCCACCTAAAGCTACTGTAGAGGATGATGACTGATGACAGATTTGGATGAAAGAAAAACTCAACTTCCGTTAGATGAAGGTGCGGAAAAAGCTATTGCAGCTAGAAAAAAAGAATATAAAAAAAAACATGGTGAAACTGTAACTAAAGAAGATTATAATTCTTATAAAAAAAGTTTTTCTTCAAATAGTATGTCAAAACCTTTGTCTTTTACAGACTATAAGGATATTGCCAGTTTTTATGGCAAAAGATTAACGGATGATGCAGACTTGTCACTTATTGCAAAATCTGGAATTGACGCAGATAAATACCGCAAACAAAAACAAGCAAATGGAAAACAAGATTTTCGCAAGGGCGGTATGGTTTTATCAACAGTAGACAATCGTAAAAACAAATGACACGCAGCATAGGCAAGTGGAAACTACCGCAGCCAACAGATATTAAAGAACAGAACGAGTGGGTAGCTATACCACGTATTGCACGTACAGTACCATTTGGATATAAACAGGATGAAGAAGACCCCGACCTACTACAACCTATACAGATTGAATTAGATTTACTTGAGAAGGCACGTAGCCACGTAAATCAATACAGTTATCGTGAAGTAGCTAACTGGCTAAGTACACAGACAGGACGTTACATATCCCATGTAGGGTTAAGGAAAAGGTTAGCAAATGAGCGAAGACGTAAGAACCAAGCTACAAGCATCCGCAAGTGGGCAGAATATGCGGAAAAGGCAATCGCCAAAGCGAAAGTCCTTGAAGAAGAAAGAACAGGCTCCAGAGCCAACAGTTGAAATAAAACCTGTAGAGTATGAAACACAGGCTATTGAAGAAACACAGAACGTACTCTTTAAACCTAATCCCGGCCCACAGACAGATTTCTTGGCGGCGGCAGAACGAGAGGTGTTATTTGGTGGAAGTGCTGGCGGGGGTAAGTCCTATGCTATGCTCTCTGATCCATTACGTTACATGGGGCATCCCGCATTTAGTGGCTTGCTTTTACGACACACGACAGAAGAGCTAAGAGAGCTTGTATTTAAGTCGCAGGAGTTGTACCCAAAAATCTGGCCCGGTATTAAGTGGTCAGAAAGAAAAATGCAGTGGACTGCACCATCTGGCGCAAGGTTGTGGATGTCTTATCTTGACAGAGATGATGATGTCTTGCGTTATCAGGGTCTAGCATTTAGCTGGATAGGTTTTGACGAACTAACACAATGGGCCACACCATATGCATGGAATTACATGCGAAGTCGTCTTAGGTCCACTGCACCTGACTTGCCAATTTATATGAGGGCTACGACCAACCCCGGCGGTAGAGGTCATCATTGGGTTAAGAAAATGTTCATTGACCCTGCGCCTTATAATAGAGCCTACGATGCAACCGATATTGAAACAGGAGAAGTTCTTAAATACCCAGCAGGACACGCAAAGGCTGGAAGACCTTTATACAAAAGGAGATTTATACCCGCAAGACTTTCTGATAATCCATACCTTGCGGAGTCAGGTGACTACGAAGCAATGCTACTCTCAATGCCAGAGCAGCAACGAAGACAACTCCTTGACGGAGACTGGGATATTAAAGAAGGTGCGGCTTTTACAGAGTTTGACCGCAATATTCACGTTGTTGAGCCTTTTGATATTCCTCATAACTGGGTTAAGTTTAGGGCTTGCGATTACGGTTACGGCAGCAAGTCTGGCGTTGTCTGGTTTGCTGTTGCACCTAATGAACAACTTGTGGTATATAGAGAACTATACGTATCTAAAGTCCTTGCCACAGATTTGGCAGATATGATCCTTGACTTAGAAGCTGGTGACGGAACCATTAAGTACGGTGTTTTGGATAGCTCTCTGTGGCATAAGCGTGGTGATACTGGCCCTTCTCTTGCGGAACAAATGGTAAGTAAAGGGTGCCGTTGGAGACCGTCAGATAGAAGCAGAGGCAGTCGTGTAGCCGGTAAAAACGAAATACACAGACGTTTACAGGTAGATGAATTTACAGAGGAGCCTAGACTTGTTTTCTTTAATAACTGCACGAACATCGTTGCCCAGCTACCGTCCATTCCTCTTGACAAGAAAAATCCAGAGGATATTGACACACATTCGGAAGATCACTTGTACGATGCGTTAAGGTATGGTATAATGTCTAGGCCAAAGTTTAGTGTGTTTGACTATGACCCTATGGGTAGACCCGGCGGCGGCATGAGAGTAGCAGACGCAACCTTTGGATACTGAGGAAAAGCAATATGAATGAAGATGAAATGATGATTGAAGATGATGCTATCGCACTAGAAGACAGTGACGATACATCTGTTTCTGACGTAGACGTAAGCAAGATTATACCATTTATTATGGAACGCTATAAGCGATCCGAAGATTATAGGTATCAGGACGAAGATCGTTGGCTAAAAGCCTACCGCAATTATCGTGGTTTGTACGGACCTGATGTTCAATTTACAGAAACAGAAAAGTCTCGTGTCTTTATTAAAGTCACAAAAACTAAGACGCTGGCAGCATATGGGCAAATTGTAGATGTTCTGTTTGCTAACCAGCGTTTTCCTTTATCTGTTGAACCTACTGAATTACCAGAAGGTGTAGTAGA